TTTGCCTGACCTGTTCCAGCATTTGCTACAGGGCTTGGTTTTGCTCCCATTCCTGCTGCACTACTAGGTTTGAAATGATGTTCCCAACCACTGCCAGGGTTTTTGAGACTTGTGAGATAAGCACCTAAATCTTGTTCAACTCCACCATTAAGAACAACAACTTTACCTTCAGCGTTTTTTTGTAACTTTCCTTGTAACAATGACAGAGTTTGCTCTGCGTTTATCGCTCCAAGATTACTAATAGCTGACAATGCTGTTGTCTTAGTAGAAGCAACTTCATTAGAAGTTTTCATCTCTTGTAATTGTTGAGACAAGGTTGTTATCTGCTGATCTTTTTCTTGTGCTGTTTTATTAGCTTCTTCCCAAAGGGTTTTCCATTGACCTTGCTCTTCTAAATCTTTGGTTCGTTTTTCTTCTTTTTGCTTATAAACATCATCTAATTTAGTTTTAATGCCTTGGAATTTTTCTTGTGCTTCAGCAGCTTCTTTTCTTGCAGCAGCTACTTGTGCCTCATATTCTGCTTTTACAGAATCTAAATTTGGTGCTTGTGGTTGAGAAGGAGTGTCAGCCACGGGCTGTTCAGCAGGAGTCACAGAATCAGGCTGAATTACTTTTTCTTCGATCATAATTAATTAGCAGAGGTAAATTTTTGAATTTCGGCAATTAATTCTGCCTTGTTGTGTCGTTTATCTAATTCAAGACCAATGGTACGACCATAGGTTTCTAGTTGGGCTTTAGTCATTGTTTCAAAATCAGCAGTAGTTTCCTTTTGTACTTCTAATGCTTCTTTTTTTACAGGTTGTACAACTGGTTCAGGAGCAGGACAAGCAGCAACAATTTGTTGTGCTTCTGTTATGTGTTCTACTTCTTCCCATTTATAAGAACCATCAGGTTGAAGAACCCTGTCTAGGGATTTAGCCATAATTATGTATGTACTTGTCTATCATTGTATCAAACTATTCAGATTTAGCCTCATTTGCTGAAGGTAAGACTTCACCTTGAACTAAAATATCCCTAAATTCATCTCTATCAATGACTTGTTGATCGAATAATGATGTTAATGCTGTAATATCTTGTCCGATTAGCCTTTCAATATCAAAATCTCTACTAATCTTTACTTCTGGTGGTTCAATTCCTACATACTGGGCAGATAAATTAAATGCTTTTTGTAACTTCTGCTCTAATTCCATCGAAACCATTGCAAGCATAGAGTTTGTATCAACACGATCTAATCTTCGAGCGTCAGCAGATTCAGCTACAAATTTTTGTTGTGACAAAGTACTAATACCAAGAGTAGCCATTTGCATTTGCAATTCTTTTATTTCTGCTGACTGTGCTTCAAATGCACTACTAGCTGGTTCTACATAATAAACTTTATTTCCTGGCTGAGTTGCCATTGCATAATTAACAGATATAGCTAAATCTTTTGTCTGGTCATCATATCCTTCCATTACTAACATTGGTTGAGATGCAACGTGCAAACTATGAATTAAATCAGCTTGTCTTTGAAAATGTGCAAGATTTAAGTGTGCAATATCAAGTAAAGGTGGTTTACTTACTAAATTATCTGTTTTACCAGAATAAATAGTAACTAAAGGTATTTCTCCAAGAGAAAAACTACCAGATTCTACCTGTGCATAATCTTTCTTAACTGAACCTGCTTCAAAATCACCAGTAGTACTGCCATCAGCAACGTCATACATTTCTTCTATTTGTTCTTTTTTACGAAAAACTCTGTATCTACCTGGTTCTATTACTCTTATCTGGTCAAATACTTTTTCTCCAAACTGACCACTAGGTAATACAGCTTTCTCTGCTATTCTTGCCTGTACTAAATTTCCATAATTAGATTCTCTATCTAATCTCCAACCATATAAATTTGTAGGATCTACTTCAATCCAGTAAGGTCTACGATTTTGTTGACGCTCTTCTGCAAGTGTTAATGCACCAGAAGGTGCAGGATAATCTACAAGAATATGACTTTGACCATATGTAAGAGAACACATCAATACTCTTCTTGCATATTCATCTAAATCTGATTTACAACCATCGACATCCATCTTGAACATTTCTGTCCAGTAAGGATCGCCTGTTAGTGTTATCGGTTTTCTAAGAACTAAACCTGTAGCTGCTCTTATTAATCTTTGTGTAAAAGGACTAAATACTGCTCTATTTACTCTTGCAAGGTACGCTTCGTAATCTTCTCTTGGTTCTAAAGGTAAAAATGCTTCACTATTTGTTCTTAAATAATCTGTTCCTTCAGTAACAGCCTTCATTATTTCCCAACCTTTCATCATATCTAAAACTGCTCTAGTTCTAGTAAAAGGACTATCAACTCCTCCTACTGAAGTAGACGAAATGATGTTGGTTCGTATTGGGCCTGGGATTGCGTAAGTCATGTCAGCACTTCCATCTCCTTAATGCTAATGCTTTTCTAGTTGGTCTACCTTTACTATCTTTCATTGGGCCTTTGACTCCTTTCATTCTGGCACAAAATGATTTTCGTCTAGCTGCCCTTTTTCCTGTTGGACTTTTTTCTGTTACAGGTGCTTTTAAATTGCTACCTGTAGCACGATTATATTTTGCTCTACCTTTAGCAGTTAATCCACCTTTTTTGGATTTTTCTCCTCTTCCAACAGATAAGCTAACTCCTTTGCGTTTTGCCATTATTTTCCTACCTTTGCTTGTGCTCTTTTGTGAGCTTGCGTAAACGAAATACCCTGCCTCATCAGCCTTTTCATAAAGTTCATATGCTGATCTGTATGATGAGCAGAATGTTCTTTAAGTTTATTTTGTTGACGAGTAGTGAGTTTCACTAGATAGCAGAAGTAATAGCACCAGTAGTTACAAAACTTACTGAAACTGTAGAAATATCTCCAACAGTGGAACTGAAAGAAGTTCCTGTAATAATTCCGTTAAAACTTAATTTTTTAGTACCCGATGTATCTAAGAAAAGGTTGAATGAAGCATCACCAGCATCTTCTGTTGTTAATACGTCACTAATAATTTCAGCAGTATCATCTCCTGATGTTGCTGTATAAAGAAGATCAACTGTACCAGAACCAGAAATTAAACTACCAACAAAACTTCTTGATGTTGCACCATGAGAAGTAGTTTCTAATGTGTCTTTTGTTGTGTCCAAAGTCCACGCAGTTGTAGAAGCTACTGCTCCTACAGATCCAGTTCCGTTATCAAATGATACAGAGCCTTCTTCCCCACGAAAAAATGCCATGATTTAGAGAAAAATTTTACTTATAACAATATATTACCTTGAAACTGTGTTTTTTACAGTCATTTCTTCTTCTTTTTACGTCTATGTTGATAAGTTATCTTTTTACTACCTGTTTTTTCACGTTTAAATCTTGCTTTTTCAGAACTTGACATCTCTGAAGCAGTCTTAGGTGTCTTACTTGAGATTCGCTTACTTGGTCTGCAAGCAGGATAAGCTCTACTTTCGCCTTTGGAACGACCACAAGGTTTGCCAGTTTTTACATCAACCCATTTTTCTTTAAACCAACGGGTTAGACCACCACTACTTCTTGCCACGTTTTTTAGTTCCTGTGCGATAAGTACCACCACGCTTTTTGTACTCTCGTACAAGCCACGCATTTGCATAGGCAGAAGGATAAACAGCAAACTTACGTTTAGCTTCTGACTTTACCCTAGAGTATAGAGCTTTATTTACAGGAACATTCGCCACGTTTCTTACCTCCCTTCTTTTTCTTCTTCTTTTTCTTAGTAGTTGTATGGTACATAGTAAGAATTAGGTGGTTCTTAGTATATTCTAAACGAAGTTTGGCCTAGTGTCTCTGGTTTTGCTAAATTAAACTGCTGAAGACATAAATAACCAAAAGCATCAAAAGCGTGGTCAACCCCCAGATTCTTATTAGGCAATCCTGTATTTGGAGCGTAAGTGAGAGTTCTGAGTGCTTTTATCAATTCTTTACATCTTGGATGAATAAAAGTTCTTCGATCTCCATTTGCATCATATAAAGCAGTATTAACAGCAGTTATCTTATCTCGTATTTTCCAGGGAGATTTTGGACTCATTACTGTAAATCCATTCCTTCTTAAGATCGTATGGTCTGTAACACCTACTCCACTTGTTTTTCTTGCATTACCTGTAGGGTCAGGACAAGCAATAACCCTTCGATCCACACCATATCTTCGTGTAACTTCCTCTGCAAAATCCCAGGTTGTTGCCCCACCCGTCAACATGATCTCATCAAATACATAAAGACAATCATTATGCTTTACCGCACAAATTCCTGCCATCGGATCTACGTTAAAATCTAATCCTATTAACAAAGGCAACATACTAAGATCAGAAGATTCTTTATCAATATTCTCATCATTGAAACTAACAGCTACTAATCCAGTTAAATTCTCAAAACTAGCCTCAAATTCTTGCCTAAATGTTCTTTCGTCTAATTGTCCTCTAGCTGCTTCAACTTCCTCTGCTGCAACATTACCCCCCTGGATCGTAGTAAAACTCCAACGAATCCAATCATCTCGCTCGGTTTCTCCACAAAAACACCACATATCATAAAACCAACTCGCAGTCCCATCTGGTGTACTAATAAATAAAGCCCATCCCTGTTTGTCAGCTAAAGCTGGTCTTATAACTTCTGCCCATACATCTCTATCCATAAATGCTGCCTCGTCTAATACTACCCCTGAAAGACTTCTTCCCCTTAATGCCATCGCATTTTCTGTCCCTTTTAGCTCGATTGTCGAATCATTTACTAATTCAATTCTCAAATCTGTCTCATTTTTGCTTTTTATCCAGATTTTTGGCACTAATCTCTTTAATTCTTTCCATGCAATGTCTTTTGCCATGCGATATGTCGGTGCACAGTAAAAATATGTCTCCCCTGGTCTATTTATCGCTCCACGAATTAACTCGATACAGGATAGGTAGGATTTTCCAAATCTTCTGCCAGCTACAAGGACACGGAATCGTTTATTACAGTTGAAAACTTGGCCTTGAGCATATCTTAATGTTATTTCATTTAAGGCATTGGATGACATATGAGAATGACGAGCTTGATCTGTTAATGTTTGCTGTTCTAACTTCATACACTAATAAATAACAAATTTTTCAACTAATACCCCCTAGTTATAGCCTAAATTACAATTTCTAGGTTATCATTCAATTAATACCTTATCTGATTGAGTCCGTGGCTGAATCTATTTTATCTGGTTTCGTTCCAGAAGATTTTAAAGATCAACAAGTAGAAAAGAAAAAAAGACGTTCTAAGTTTGCTTGTAATACAAAAGAGCATATCCAGGCTAGAAGTCAAAGATTATATTCAAGACAGCTAGAAGGTAAGACAACAAGACAGCTAGTTTTGGAACACGCAAAGATTGAAGGCATTGCAGAAACTTCAGCTTGGAGCGATTGGAGCCGAGTAAAACAATGGAATAACGAAGATTGGGAGAAAGATAGAGAAACTATGCTTCCAAGACTTCAAGCGATGAGAGTGAGATTATTTAACAAGGCAGTTTCAAAAGGTCAATTACAGACAGCAGCACAAATATTAGATTCATTAGGCAAAGTTATCGGTGAGTCTGTAGAGACAGTCAATATTCAAGCACCTCAACTGTCCATAAAAGTAGAACAGAAGTAGTACACATATATTAGTAACAAAGATCTGGGATATATATTGATGGTACCCGACAGGGTATATAAATAAAATTTTTCTGCAACCCTCCCCCATATCGCCTGAAACAGCTCTGTGCGGCTCTCTGATAGCTCTCTGCTGTCGCTTTGGTGCTATAGTACCTGAAGAAATTTGGCTTGCCTGAAGCGATTCTGGAAGGAGTAATAATTATGTCAGCATTTCGTAACAATGCTGTTGACGTGCTGGCAAGGTGATGATATATTTAATATATGAGATTCAATTCTGAATTTCATTCACTTCTGGCAGAGGATATAAAACCCTCACCGAACGTGGCAGCACTTGCGTCAAGTACGCTAGGGAGCGTGGATTCATTCCCTAACTGAGCTAACACCAGAAGCGGTTCACCTTACCTTATATCTCTAGGCTGTATCACTCACGCCAATAACAGGAACAACAGGAGCTTAGATCTTCGGACTAGCTTTCTTTTTCCCTTCACAGATTACCGCACGATATAGAACAGCCTACAGATAAAAGGTATTTTACTTTTTATCTATTTTCACTTACCCAAAAGTTAATTTAAAAATCATGACTTACGCCTATCAGATCACCCAATACAACGGGATTGACTACACGGACATGAGTCCTAAATGGAATTTAGTTTCAGAACGTAGAGATCAAAAAGCAGCGTTAAAAGTTGCTCAGGCTCTCAACTCCAGAACTAACTTTCATCATAGAGTAGAGGTTGTAAAGGCTGTTGAACTACCTAAGTTTACAATCTTGAAGCCTGCTAAATCTGAAGCTCAACAACTTGTTATTCCTGCAAGTTTCAAAGTAATTAAAAAGAGATCATTCATCCACAGATTAATAGGAGCTTTTCTAAATGTCTGAAGAAGAATTTGAAATCTATTTTGCTGGCTGTAATTGGGGTACAACTTTCGAGTTGTTCCCAAGGCTAGAAAAAAAAATTAATTACGATCCCGAAACTAAGGAACTTAACAAAAATGAAAATTAAAAAATTAGGAGCGTCTAAAACGCTTCTTTCTTTCTCTGATCATGAGATATTTATTTCTTATGACACACCAGTTGCAGCCCGTTTAAAGAATGGGGATTGCATCAGGACTAACAAAAATTGGAGTAGAACGACCCAGAAACACATCACCCAATATCTTTCTGGACTCAATGCGAAAAGCGTTGATCAATCAGTTTTAGACAATTTATTAGGAGCTTAAAAATTAGGGGATAATTTCCCCTTTTTTCCTGTAAAAAATTTTCACTTATCCTGTAAAAATTATGACTGTAATGAATGGCCGAAAAGCTAAAAAAGATTATGTTAAACCTGAAGAATTAATAGTGAATGAATTAATTCAAGCACTTGAATCAGGGCAAACAAATTTATGGCGTAAAGAATGGACAGTTAAGGGCGGTTTCAGGAATGTCTTATCAGGGCATCAGTATAAAGGCTCTAACCCTGCTCTGTTATGTTTACAGAGTTCAATTAGGGGCTGGCATTTACCACTCTTTATAGGAGCAGGTCAAGCCAAGTCTATTAATTGCTTACCTAAGAAAGGTTCAAAATCTGCTCGAATATTACAACCGATCCAGAGATCTTTTGAAACAAAAGAAAAGGATGAAAACGGGGATGTAAAAATGGGTCAGTTCATGAGCTATAAATGCGTTCCAGTATTCAATGTTGCTGATGTTCGAGGCTTGGATGATGAAGCTAGTCTTAAGCTAGAAAAATTAATTGATGATGCAGTTCTAACTGCTAAACCTAGAGAATTGGATGACAGAGTAAAAGATGCTCATGATCGTTTATTCCAATGGGAAAAACAGATTAACACTCTAGTAAAGGGTGGGGATAGAGCATATTACAGAGAGTCAAGTGATGAGATAGTCATTCCAAAAAGATATAACTTCAAGAATGATGAGTCTTACCTTGCGACTTTTGCCCATGAAGCAATCCACTCAACAAAACATAAGTCTAGGTTAAATCGAAAAGACTTAACTTATGCAAATGAGGAATTAGTTGCTGAACTTGGAGCTTATTTAGTTTGTAATAGGTTACAAATTTCTAACCTAGACACACAAAATCATGCTGCATATCTTGAAGCATGGTGTCCAATGCTTAAGTCCGATCCAAAGATCTTATTTAAATCATTAGCCAATGCTAGTAAAGCAGCAGATATGGTAATCGGTGAGAGTTAATCTCACCTTTTCTTTTATTTATTAATTATGAAAAATTACAAAGCGACTGATCCTGAAATGATACAGGCTCAAGAAGATTTAGCAAAATTATCTAATTTATCTGATCGGGTAATTTCTAACGATAAAGATTTGTTAGATGAGTTAATGACGATCCAAGGAAAACTTTGCGAGATTTCAGCAATCAAAGCTAATTTTATGCAAAGATATGAGGATATATTAGAAGAACAATATCAGATAGAAACAAAGCTAGCAGTATTTCAACATGAGATGCTACATAGTTTTGAACTGGTATTTCGATATTACAAAACAAAAAAGAAGGGCTTTAAGTAAGCCCTTTTTCTAACTTTAATTTACATCTAGTTAAAATTAAAGTTTCGTATAATTTTTTATCTTTACTTAAAGCTTTTGTAATTAGAACGTCCCAATCATTTTCTGAAAGGGCATTTAATTTATAGGGATTGTAGCCAAGTTCTTCAATTTCTAAAAGAAAAGTTTTAATTAAGGACATAAATTTGTAAATATACTATATTAGTATATCACAACGCATTGACCATGCTTGCATATATATGCTATTGTTATGAAGTGTTCACTTACCCAACCTTATGAACAGAGATCTAGAAAAAGTCTTGGAAGCATTATCCGAACAAGACAAGAAAATTACTGAATTATCCAATAGGATTCTTCAATCTACTGACCTAACAATAAATGCTTTAGATGGTCAGCAAAAACTTAATAAATCTCAAAGCGAAGTAAACCATACTTTAAAAGATGGAATACAGGATTTATTTAAAATGCTTCAACTATTAGTTAACAATCTAAAAGGAGGTAAAGCCTAATGGGTTTAGATATGTACTTAGAAGGTTCTTTTTCTACAAGAGCTTACGAAAGACCTACCGATCAGGACTACGCTGATATGCGAGAAGGTAAAGACGTTAAAGTTGAAAGATCAATAGAATTAGAAGATGCCATTGCTGCTATTGGTTTTGAAGACGCTCCAATAGATCATGCTTATAATCATTTTACTTATGTTTTTCCTATCATCACTTGGAGAAAAGCGAATCAAATACATAAGTTCTTTGTTGATAACTGCCAAGAAGGAAATGACAACTGCCAACGTCATTATGTATCTACAGGAGATTTAAAAATGCTCTTAGATCGTATTAATACCATTCTTGAAATAAAAACACCAGTTGCCAGAGAAATGAAGGCAGAAGAACTTTTACCAACTGATGTTGAAGGTTGTTTCTTTGGTACAAAAGAATATGACGATTGGTATTACAAAGACTTAGAAGATACTAAAAAAGTTCTTGATAAGTTATTTGAGTATGAAGAAAATGCAGAAGCAGGAAAAAATTTCGATAACTTCTACTATCAATCATCTTGGTAAATATGGATATTATTATTCTTATCGCTTGCATAGCAGCAACTCTCTATTACCTGTATTTAATTGCAGGTCTTAGAGATATTCATTTAACTAGAAAAAGGAGGAAAAAGTAAAAATGGAATATACCGATACACAATTTCCCGAATACACCGATAAACAATTTATCGAAGCAATTTATGAACTTGCTTTTGGACATGATGCTATCAATCGTAACTTTGGTCATGCTGAAGTTATTGAAGTAATTGAAGAATTTAATGAAGATTCTCTTAAGTGGGATAGCATCCCTGATGAAGAAAAAGAAGAGTGGGAAAATGCTTTTTATGACTTACCAGAGGAGGTTTAAATTATGTCACATTCTATAAATTCTGATATCTTAGAATCTCTCTTTGATGAACAGATTGATGCAGTTTCAGAAAGATTTCCTTCCTTATCTACTAGGGAAGTTGAAATCATTGCAGCAAGAAGAGCAAAAAGACTTTTCTGGGAGATGGCACAATGAATATTACTAATAGCCGTGATGAAGCATTTGAGGCCATTGCAGAGATGCTACGTTCCAATACAAAAAAGACTAAAATAGCTAGTCAATTGGCTGCTGATTATTGCGTAAGCGATAAGACAGTTTACAAATGGATAACCAGAGTTGAAGAGATGTATGACATTGAGCCAATCGAGTCAATATTACTTCAACAAAAATCTGAATTAAAAACTGAAATTTATCAAGATTTAATTCGAGACTACCATGCAGCAAAAACTGATAAAGATAATGAGTTACGCAGGAAAATTGGATCTATACTTAACAATACTTACCTTAAAAAAATTAATTTCAACTGAGAATTTCGCTAGCGAATTATGATTGACAATCCATTACCAAATCAAGTTATGCAGGAACAAGAAACGTTCCAAAGATCTATTACCTTTGAAGATTATTGCTTAACTCATGCTATTGAAATAGCTAAACACTACAAAGTTCATCCTGATTTATATGATG